TTCGAGTGCCTTCACCTTAAAGTCAACGTCGCAAGTTTGGAGCAGCTTCAATAGCATTTTCTTATCCTTATCGTTTGAAATCAAATTCACCTAAGTCCTGTTTAGAAACTACTACCTGCGAGCAGCGACAATTGTGTGATACATATCCATTTGCAAGATACCACCCTGGAACAGTCTGGAGATTATAGACATGGCCAGAAAACTTTTTAACATCGACATTAATGATATTGTCGATATGCACTTCAGACAGCAAATGCCCATAATTGAGATCAGCAAGAAAATTGGATTCGGCAGGTCGACTATTGTCAGGCATTTGAATGAAAATGGATTCACCCAAAGAAGCAGAAGCGATGCCGAAATCCTCAAGTGGAAAGGATTCGATAAGGATAGGAGACTCCAGCAAGTTGCTGGAGCGAACGCTGCTATGAGAGGTTCCGACCCGACTGAGAGGCTTATTAAATCGGCTGTCACTAAGGCCAGAACCAAGAGTAAGGTTGGAATTGGAGAGGCTGAAGTTTACGCTTTTCTCAGTAAATCTGGGCTTAACCCTATCCTTCAATTTGCTTACGGATCTTTTAATATTGACATTATGTGCGGTTCCGTCGCCGTGGAAGTCCATAACTCTTCCGCTTTTCCTCACAATATTCCCAGGATTGTTAAAAGAACTGAAAGCCTTATCAAATCTGGACTCAATATTTTGTATATCCATATTGTCGGAAACAATATTATTGAGCTTCCCTGCCTTAATCAAGCTATGGAATTTTGTAAGTTTTCCAATAGCAACCCATCCTTTCGTGGTCAATACAGGATGATTAGGTGTTGCGGTAAGGCTTCCACCGCTTTCGAGATCAATGGTAATCATTGGTCCAGAATAGAATCTCTGGAATGATTTTTCTACTCCGGTTGCATTCACATTGATATAAGCAGGAAAGCAGTTGATCACTTCGCCAGCTGGTCCTTGCGTGTCGCGCGGATAAAATAAATCATTTGAATATGGTTCGTCATACTTTCGGATTTGCCCCTGCATTTTCCAGTGATCGGCTTCGGAGTCAGGATACAATCCGCCAGGATTTCCTCTGACTCGATCGTCACCAGAGTTGATCCATACCTTGACCAGATCAGGTATGACCTCCGCAGCGTCCTTCATCGCGGCTGCTTCACCAATGCTGTTCGCTGTAAGGACTTCAGTCCTTGCGATGGTAAGAGCGCGACCAGCTGCGTTCGCTCCATCCTTGACGATATTTTGAGCGATCTCGCTTATGCTTAGTGCATCTGTAAGTCCTGATTCGATTGTTCCCATGATCTTGTCAGTTGTTGTTTTACTAATCTCAGAAAAGTTTTTGATGCCACGCGCTTCCAACGTGGTGCGACTTTTATCGGAATTTCTTGCTCGAATAGCAGCAATTCCCTCTTCATAGGGTTTATTGAAGGGAACGGCCAATACTGTATCGTATCCCAGATCAATGTGTTTATCCAAAGTCTTGAGATAACCGTCGATCCATTTCTTTTCATATTTTGCCATCGCCTCTTCGATACGCTTCTTAAGCTCTGCCTTGTTTGGAACCTTCGCTGCTTTTTCTTCCATGAGGCTCTTAGCAATCTTAACCGCATCAACGGTTTGATCCTCTAGGATGCCAAGCCAGAGCTTCTCAATTTCTGCCATCGACTCTTTGGATTTTCCATTTATATGCTCGCGTGATCTGCGATACCAATCGCCCTTTTCTGAAGCCGCATAAGTCTCGAATGCCTTAGCGTTGTGCTCTCGGTAGTCGATCTCAGCACCGAGCTGCTCAAGCGTTGTCGGTTGCGCTACTGGAGGCGGTGTGGATTGTAATGAGAATCCACCAAAGCTAGGCGGTGCCTTGGGTACAAGATCTCTTAATATGTCTCCGCCTTGAATCGGTTCCATTTTCCACACGCGCTGTCGCACTTCGTTATAAGTCATGGTCGATAGCAGCGCGGTTGCCATGTCGGCCTTTGCCTTGAGATCATCTTGCAGGATAGGCACGCCGCCGTAGTTCAATTTGATCACATAACCCTGACCGAGCAGAGGCTTTAACCGTGCTGTCAATGCCGTATCGAACATCGAGCCGATCGACATGAGCGGACCTTGCCAGAAATTCTTTAGAGCAGTCTTATATTCTTCTGAGCCGAGAGAGCCGGAGTCAGCAATTGAAAGCTCGTGTTTCGGTACGCCAAAAATATTGATGAGGGTTTCTCTGTTGTTTTGCATGTAGGTGATGAGCTGCTGGTCAGCGAGAGTATGAGAGATGTTGCTCGCCTTGACGCCCTTTGGAAGCACCATTCCTCGGCGTTGGTTCGAGCGGCCTGTGTACGCTGTCTCAAGGCTTTGTAATAGCTTCTTAGCTTGAACCTCATTCGTCTCCTCCATCATTTCCAATATCAGCCCAGGTTGAGCGCCTTTACGATAGAAATTCAGCAGGTATTCGTTTGAATATTTATTGAACAAGGCAGGGTTAGCGCCTGGAATTAAAGGCGACATTCCCCAATAGACCGAAGATGCGTTTGGCCGCTTGACATGGATCACATCGCTCGCCTTGAGCTTCATTTTCATCCCGACAGGGAACGAAGTCGGATCGACACCGACGATGAAGTAGCCGCGATGATCGCCACGTCCATCTATGTCCATTTGAATGATCTCGGTAGGAACCTGAACGAGCCAGCGGTTAACCGTGGAAACATAAATCAGGGCATTGCCTGTGACGCAATGATCGGTGATCAAGGCATATTTGAAACCGTATGAGGTTTGTAGCGGGTTTGGCTCGTCCATCATTTTCTGGACTGGATGCCCAAATGCTGGCGAAAGTATCTCTTCGCCATTTTGAACCGATTGGCGTTGAACCTGCCAGGGAATTTGAGCGAGCTTCGATGCGATCTTGTCGACCAGAATATAAATCCAATCTTCGGACTGGTAGATTGATTTAAGCAGTCGTGGGCTGACCATGGTGCTCAGATCCGAAGCTCCACCACCGCTATCGCTGCCGGAAAAAAGCCGCTCGAAACTTTTCGTTTCCAGCATGTCCATGCTCATGTCCATACATTTTCTTTCTCTGGTGAAATCGGCCATACATTATAGCTGCATGATACCGTAATCTTTTTCCGAATGCTGCAACATTCCAGCGTGGCATAGTGCCAGTGACATGACAAGGTCGTCGTGTGAACCGTTGGATGCGGAATACGTGGGAAGTCCTGTCAAAGTTGTCTTTACCTCAATGTCGTCTAGCTCGTCCGTCAAATGGGGAATGTTCGGGATGCCTATAGATTGTTCCTCGAACGATAGCATGAGCTTCACCATTAGTTCATTCTTTGACGCATTAGTGAAAGTGATCCCGTGGAACGGCAATTCAGTTTGATGCAACATGTCATCTAAAGCGATCCCGACTCCAGTCTTGTCATGCCAGACCACGAGGCAGTCTAGGAATTTCGCAGCAAAGAGCTTTAACCGTTGTATTTGAGCGGGATAGCCAACGCCTCGCATCCTCCATATGCCTATCGTCTTACGCGTCCTTGGATTGATAGCCGTGAAGACTGTAAAGTCAACGCTGCGTGCCCAGTCGACTCCTATCACGGCCTCTTGCTCTATAGCCTTATCTTCGAGCCAGAGGAACTGCTCAGGCAGGTCGAGGAAGTCTGTGCAGTAGCAGCTGTGTACGTTAGCGAACACTGATCCATCTGCTAGAAAATCTGCCATATAATATTGACGCCACAATCTCTCAGGCATCGTGGACTTGGCGTCGTTCACCACGTCCATCGACACGGCAGGGTTCACCCATGAAGGCGCGTGGATATATAATTTTCTCGGCCTTCGTCCTTCAAACTTTGCACGAAGCATCTCGTCCTTAGCTTCCATGCACTTTTTATAGAACCAATTGTTCCTTCCTTTAGGCGTAGAGATGCCTAGTATCAATCCTTGCGTGACCGTGGTCGTGGTCTTAACCGCATCGTAAACTTCTTCTTTCATCTTGGCCGCTTCATCAAGGACGTTGCCTGCCGTGGCCTCTCCCTCGATCGACTCCGGAGACTGGCCGTGGAAAAATTGTATCTGCGAATCTATCTGCGGCATGTATAGGGATAGGTTAGATTCATTTGCTTTGACGTGTGGCTCTGGAGGTAAAATTCTTTTTATATATTTGTAACCGATCTTACTTTGGGAATATACCGGAGCGATCCATCTCCACAAAGCTTGCTGCTTTAAGGGAAAAGCAAGGCTCATTGCGCTGCTAGCTGCATACGTTTTTCCTGCCTTAGTCCCGCATGCGACCCAGATCTCCTGCATCCCATTGATGAAAAATGCGTTCATTATTAGTGACTGTTTAGTGGAATGCGGCGGCGTCGCAATCCTTAGTCTGGCAAGGGTTTGGGACATGCTTCCTCCGTGACCTCTTCGATCATTGCATCAATTATATCGCCATTGTCTAAGCTGCGTTGGTCTTGCCTGATAACACCATCAGTAAGCTGTGTTTCATATAGAACGGTGTGCTTAACCTCACCTGAAACTTCGATGTGTTCTCTCCATCCGAGACGAACTTTTGACAACCAAATTAACATCGTCGGATGCTTCTGTTCGAGCGCAACCTCATAGCATGTGCGGGCTATAGCGCCATCACCAGCTGCTCTAGCTTTTTCCAAAATGCAATACAGATTATATTCAGGGTCGCCACCCTCTTCAAATGTCTTCTTATCAGCTGCAATTCTCTGATCAAATATGGATTGAGAACAGTCCATAACAGCTGCAATTTGCGGTATTTTCAAACCGATGCGAGCCATGCCTGAAATTTTTTTTATGTCGTCATGGTTCCAATCGTAAACAATTTTTTGATACTGTCCTTCTGGAACCAGATCAGCTGCGCTGTGAATATCATCGCTCTTGATCGTCTCGACTTTTAGGTGATCTGTGCTCGGTGCTTTACTCCTTGTGCGTTTATCTGTAGTCTTTTTTTTGACCATACATTTTACCTTTGGAGTCCTTGTGGATATTGTTGACATGCCAATCGAACAGATCAAACCGTATAAGAAGAACCCCCGCAAGAACGAAAAGGCAGTGCCCGAGGTCGTCAAGTCGCTCAGAGAGTTTGGCTTCCGTCAGCCTCTAGTCGTTGACAGTAGCATGGTTCTGATCGTTGGCCATACAAGATTGCTAGCAGCGAAAGAGCTTGGCCTAACAAACGTGCCCGTGCATATTGCCTCGACCTTAACTCCGGCGCAAGTGCGTGCATACAGAATAGCAGATAACCGCTCGCATGACAAAAGCGAATGGGACGTGACCTTGCTGAATGAGGAGCTTGGTGAGCTGTTTGAGATGGATGAGAAGTTTGATATTCATTTTATGGATTTTTCACTGGAGGATTTTAAAGATAAAGAATTTATTCCAGATTTACCAAACGAAGATGAGGATGAGAAGCCAGAAAAGAAACCTATATTGCATGTTGAATGCAAAGACATGAGTGACCTTGACGAGCTATTTCAAGAGATGAATGATCGCGGCTACAAGGTTAAAATATGAGTGATTACGGCATTCCATACATGGGCTCCAAGGCTAAGATTGCTCCCAGCCTTTGCATGATGCTGCCGAATGCCGAGCATTTCTATGATCTATTCGGCGGCGGTTTTTCGATGACGCACTGCATGCTCAAGCGGTTTAGTCATAAGTATTCATATTTTCATTACAATGAAATTAAGAGTGACGTTGTTGATCTGGTTAAACGAGCAATCAATGGCGAATTTAATTACTCAGTATTCAAGCCGGAATGGGTTTCTCGTGAGGATTTTTTTGCGAATAAAGATAGCGATGCTTATATTAGGTGTGGATGGAGTTTTGGGAATGATCAAAAAAGTTATTTATTTGGCGACATAGAA